CGAGAATCAGGATCAGTTGATTTAGCTATTTGTATCGGGGATGTCGGGGATGCCTATGCGTTAAGTCGATTCACTAAATATGAGTCAGTTCCTTATACATATGAATGGGCAGAAGTTACCAACGTGGTACAGACTTTTTCTGAATCATTTCCAGAAGTTCGTATCATTGTCGGCAACCATGACGCACGATTACGAAAAGCTATCGGAGCTCATTTAACAGTCGATATGATCGAAGCTATCAGCTCGATGGCAGGTGGGACATTATGTCCGTTGACTGCGTTGGCAAGAAAATACCCGAATATTAAAATCGCAAAACACGCTGTTCCTCGAACAGATATTACAATCGATTGGTTGACAGTTGTTGGAGATGCTTTGTTAGCCCATCCTGAAAAATACAGCCGTATTCCAGGGAATGCGCTTCGTGCATTTGAAGAATGGTCAGCTGATAATTCTGAATCTATTGGATTGGATTCCATCCGATTATTAGTAATGGGGCATACTCATCAATTAAATATCTTACCGTGGCGATCTTCCAGTTTATTAGTGGAATGTGGATGTTTATGTCAGACCCAAGCCTATATGACAGGAGCTCGAATTGGGGGAAGACCTCAAAGAAGAGGCTATGTGTGGTTTGATCAATATAATGGCATAACAGATTTAAATTCTGTAGGATTCAGATGGTATGACGCGGAAGAAGGCCCTTGGCGCAAGTAATAAACGGCTGTGGTTACGAATCTGGGCAGAATTGGGATCGGGTTCTGTAACTGAAGCTTTTCTGTCTTCAAAAGATTCTTACATTGATGGGATGTGTGACGGTACACAGATTACAGTAAATCCCGTTCATCCAGTCGTAGACACTCTTATCCATGAATTGCTGCACCGAATGTATCCCGACCGATCAGAACGATCTGTTCGACGTACTACGTCCATGTTGCGAAAAACTTTAACCGACGATGAGGTGCAATTATTTTATGAAGAATATCAACGCAGGCGTAAACGAGGGCGTCCCAGAAGTGGTGACATTTGAGTCTTTTTGTATTCAAGTAGAAAAATTATTAGGAGCTACAGCTGGCAGTAAAGGATATAACGCTACTGGACCTGACGGACATAACATTGTTTATGAATTTATCTACGACACTACTGGAGATCACGGACATGGTATTGGAGAGATTATTTATAAAGCCATTCGTTTCATGCAAAAACGTAATCCTGATGATTTGCTCAAATTGGCGGCTTGGGCTTACCTTGTGTGGCGACACCACTACCTCCTTCGCAAGTCTGTTTGATATCTGGGTACGTGGAGCATTGATTGTTTCATTGATTAGCTTCAATACTCGATTGATTGCTGATGGCAGGTCTAGTGCCATCATCGTCGGAGGAACGATATCTGTGGTGTGGTGGTTAAATACTCGGTCGGCAAACCGTGATAACAGTGTGGCTGCCATGATGGCCTATGCATTTGGGGCTTCATGCGGTACGGCAGTAGGATTATGGGTCGGATCGTGGTGGTAAAGCGACCTAAGGCGTTTGAACGTGGGTAAATACGCGGATTCGACCAACGAAAACGCCCTAAGCGGGTATTACAGACCCATAAATAGGCCGTTTGGGGGTCATATATGGGGTTATGGATGAAAATCGCTTAGAACGACCCTTAAGGGGGGGAAAGGGCAATCGCCATCCATGCCATACCCCCCCATCTGGGGCATATTATGTTATTCGGTTTTCTTCGAAATCACATTTTGCAGAGCAACCACCGCATCAATAACTTTTCTGGTCGCTGTTTCAACATCCGAATCATTGAGCAAGTCTTTATCCTTAGCAGATTCAGCAATTCCAAGCATCGATAAAACCATTTGGATGGCTGCGTCTTGTTTTGCTTGACCCTTCCTCTTGATGAATTTTTCTACCCAATTCACGGCCTCAACAATGTACGGTAATAACTTCATTCCGATTTGTAAAAATCCCATCTTATTCTCCTTTATGGATTGGTGAAACGAATTTACGTTGAAGAAAAGTTACAACTGCGATAATAGTGCTTATCGTAATTCCCAATTCCTCTGTCGTGAGTTCCAACCCGTACGATCCTGACAACGCGACAACGACAGTAATAATACCTCCCAGAAGGACGGGTTCATTTTTTATGATTTTTTTTCCTTTCATAACATCCTTCACTGCGTTGATGATCTGTTTCCGATTTTGCTTATCTATTTTTGTTTGTTTCAATACATCTGACAAACCTCGAGTAATAACCCAAGACGCAACTTTCGATTTCAATGTCCCAATGCCTATTCCCATTTAATTCTCTTTCTTTTTTATTTTCACAAACATTCGTGCAGGACGTTTCAATTCTTCACTGCTTTCATACAGCCCTGATTTCTTAATACACTCTTTAATATAAGGCGACAGCCTCCAAAAATGACGATACGAAGAACCAGACCGTGTTACCGCATCCAGTACATGTAGATCTTGCAACAATCGTGAGACCGTTGCAAGAGGATAACGGGTAATGCGAGCTAATTCTTGAGTGGTAATGGCATCCTCAGGTTTCGGGCAACTGATGACCAGCGTTCGTACCATGTCTTCAATGCGTTGGGGAATAGTATCCAATACTATTTTCTTTACAATTCGATATTGAACAGCTCCACATTTCTTTTTCCCATGCACCAATGCCAATGCTTTAACAAATTTTGCTAATTGAATTCCTAAACGTGATCCCACTTCGGCACTGGGTCGACTGACCATAATATCGTGGCGATAAGTATCACGAGAAACAGTTCCCCGTAAACGTGCGCCGAACATCCCGAGATAAATTAATCTTTCTTTAAAATCATTATCAATCGAAGGATGGGTTTCTAAATTCAAGGTTTTTATCCACTCCAAACGCTCATTCATAAACGACCGCACTGCATCAGCCAATTCCCATTTCATTCTTGTTTCACGATTAATGTTATCAATCGCTCGTCGAATGATTTCTCGTTCACTCGCATGATTAAGATTATGTCCTGACGAAAATTTTAAAAATCGTTCTCCTAAACTTTGATGTTGACTGGACAAATCATAAATTCGTGGAGTAACCGCTGCCATTATGGTAAATCGACTTTTATAATTTCGTTCAATGCCAGTCCCAAAAACCTTTCCACATCTGCCATCATAGGCATCGCGAAGAATTCCAAAAATTTCATCTTTATCTGCATCGCGCATCGATAAAATTGAAGTAAAATCTTTTACGATCATCACCCGACCATCCAGACGAGGAATCAACGATGGATCAGGCATGTTTTTATAGTTTGCTCCCGAAATTAATGCATGAGGAGTCAAACTACTAGTCATGTAGGTTTGATCACATAAAGACAACGATCCAATTATTTCAGTTTTTGCTCCACCAGGAGGGGCAACCAAAAACATCCAGATTGGAGGCCCATCAATAGTTTGAGATAAATGGACTGCCATTAAAATTTCAATAGCATCTGTATCCTTTAAAAATAGCCATCGATAAAATACTTTACGCAATTCGTCTAACGTTGGCGGTCGGCTCCATTCGGATGGTCGTTCTTCCTCTTGTTCTTGAGCATCATCTTCACCCGATGCCGGAGGTATTCGTTTCCGAGGTTTGGTTTCAAATAATTTTGTTAAAGCAGCAAAACATTCAGTCGCAGTATCTCGATCTACCGCCCCGTAGATAATCCAATCTCGAACATCGAATCCTCGATCTACTGAACTGGGCCAGTGGGTATATGTAATTTTTTTCGCAACCCCATTTAATCTCTTCTGAATTAATACGTCCCCATTCTCTCCAGCTTCATCAGAATCATACAGTACATGAACCGTCCGACCGTTAAACCAAGGAACCCACTCCTGTTTAAATGTCCCGACTCCTGGAACACAAATAACTACACCAGGGCGATTAAGTTTTTTGATTAACCATCGAAGAGCAATGGCATCCCATTCGCCTTCGCATAGATAGACAGGGTCTTTAGGTTTTTTGGAAAGCCATTCGGCTCCCATTAATCCAGTCGCACATCCAGCCGTAGACATCATCGATTTGCCCAATCGATAGTGTCGGATATCTTGCACAACGCCTTTGATATCTCGTACCGGCCAAGTATAGCGTTGTCCGTCCCATCCTGTGTGCCATGATTTAAAAGCTTCGGTCGGTAAATTTCTATGTGATGACAGCCGACGATTGATAAGGGCTGTCAATTGATCGACATTTTGCTTTGAAATTAAATGTAAAAACTTTGAAATGTTTCCACCTACTCCTGCTGTTTTTGAATCCCATAACATAGTTTGGTCATTAACATAGAATTTTTCCTCTTTTCCAGTAAAGGGACATAACCCATAGTGTTCATCGCCTCGCGTACCGCTGAAGATGACACCGTGGGTTTCAAAGACCCTCAGTTTTTTCATGTCATCCTCTTTCTATGAAAGATTTATTTTAGTCTCTTCGCTCCAACTGGTCGATGAAACAGCCATATCAATAGGGAACGGGATCGGCATTTGTAAAATGTCACTGTCCCGTTGCATACAGTCTACGATTTGATTCATTAATTCTATGGAATGATATTCATAGGGAACCTCCAACACAATTTCATCGTGAACACTTAAAATCATATGAATCCCAGGCCAGTCTCTTTGACAAATTTCTTTATCTACAGCAATCATCGCATTTTTCATAATCTCTGCCGATGTACCTTGAATTAAATAATTTACTGATTTATAACCATGACCTTCATCAAAATGGTATAAGCGTCCAAATGGATTTCTGATAAATCCGTCACGGTCGGCTTTACGTGTCATTTCTTCTGCGAATGTCCGAACACCAGGTAATTCGCTTTCATAGTCATCCAGAAACTCTTTCGCTAAGGCTTCCGGTGATCGTTTTTTATCTTCCTCAGTTAAAAACCGTTTGTCTCTAAATAACAGTTTTGCAATTCGTTTAACACCCCCTCCATACAATTTACAAAACATCAATAGTTTGGCACATTTTCTATAGTATTCAAATTGTTCTTGATAATCTGGTCGTTTTCCAAATACGCTTCGTGAAATTTCGCCGTGATAATCTTTTCCCGATAATAAAGCTTTCATCATAGATTTTTCTTTTGCCAATGATGCAAATACCCATACCTCCATTTGTTTAAAATCTGGAAAATATAATATATGCCCAGGCCGAGGGCCAAAGGCTTCTCGTGGACGCATACGAACTCGAGATTTCCGTAATCCCGTTTCTGCATCCGCTACGTTCATAACACTGGGATCAGAACTGGATAATCGTCCCGTCTTAGCTGCCAGCTGTCTCCACGTAGGACGAACTACCCAAACATCAGGAGATTCCTCAAACCAATATCGTTCATAGGAATCAATTAACGATACCATGCCTTTTGCCGTTCGTAGTTCCAGTACCGCTTCAGCCAATTTATCCATTTTGGCGAGTTCCGTTAAATGAGTTCCTGGGAGAGAATAGTTTCCTTTTTCCGTATACATGGGAGTTAATTTCCGGTCATCATAGAATATCTTACACAGCTGTATTGAGCTGCCTAAATTAACTCCCTCTCCTCCATTTTGATTGGCGATTACATTTTGCTCATCAATGTAATCAAGATAGAATTTCCGTAACTGATTGAATCGACGTTTATAGACACGCATTCCTCTTGATTGCATTCGAGCAACAACGTGAAATAATTTCATCTCACGATTGAATACATCTTGTAATCCTTTATCCTCCATTAATTTCGGCCACAGCAAATGATACAGTAACATCGTTCGTTCAGCATCTTGTATGGCATATTTCTTACACAGGTCTTCATCCCCCAACCAATAATCTGCTTCGGCTGGCGTACGTCCTGCAATTGTGTGGTTGCCGAATGCCCAACGATTTTTCTTGGCTTCACGGCGACCGGATGCTACGGATTTTTGTAAATCTTTTTTATCACTATCATCGAACTTAAACCATTTCTTGCACAGCGGTTTCAATGCATAGGTTATCTCCGCACCTGCTGACACAATATGAGCCAACACCAAGGTATCGATGATAGGGCCTTGAATATCATATCCTGCCATACGAGCCATCAAAACATCGAATCCGATATTGTGGCCTACTTTAGTTATAGTTTTATCTGCCCAGAATTGTCGAATTAGTTCATGATTCTTTTCGTTGTATACAATTTCTCGATTAACGGGATTTACTTCATGTCGTAAATAAGCAGTATTTCCTTCTGTGTCACAAAATGACCATGCAAATGCGCGAGCAGGATGAACGTCTCGATATTCAGCGTCAGGTTTTCGTTCTGTACCAAAATTTATTTCTACGTTTCTGACAACCCAAGGGAAAAGTCCAGTTGTTTCGGAGTCGACTGCGATGATGTTTCCAGTGAGTCCAAGTTTCCGTGTTGATCGGTCAGCCATTTTAGGAATTCGCATCGGTCACATCTATCCTCTCTTTTCTGCATAATGCAAGACCCTTCGACGCTGGGTTGAGCGCATTCTTCATTACTCAAAACATAATCAACAATATCGACACAGACATTTTTATAGTTATTAATTAATAAATGAATTAATGCGATTTGATTCGCTACATCCATTAACCGAGAATCGATAGATTCAGATTCTACTTTTTCATTAATTAAAAATTCTCGAATTGCTGTTATATGTTTTCTAAGTAAAATCCAAAGAACGGTTTGTCCCGAAACTTTTACCTCACACGCTTGTCTTAATAATTCTACAAAAACTACTCCATCCGTAGCATAATCTTTTGCTTTCGGTTTCATCAAATCTATACAATTTTGAAAAAATTTCTCATTATGTATTAATTGATCTTCAACGTTCATTATTCTCACCTTCATATTTAGCGTGTTGGGCTATAATTTGACAAAAACCATCTATATGTTTTTGTGTCATATCTGGGCCTAACGCTACGGTAGCTTGCTTGATTTTCAATCCGATATATCGAGCCAATCCAGCTAACATTAATCCTTCTGAAGTTTCTTGAATTTTTATTTCCATTTCAAGAACCGTTAAAACGTTTTGGACTTTTTCTGCGGCTATTTCCAGCTGGGCTTCCGTAAATTCATCAGTTTTTTTATCATCAGACATGGGTTGCTATATATCCTTGCCGTATTGAATGGATCACCATATGCGATCCCCCGTATAAAAGACAATCTATAACCGTCTGACGCCCATTCTAAGCGACAAACAGGGTGGGGGATATACCACAACACCCCCCACCCATTTAAAGTTTCTTAGGAACGTTTCTTTGAGGATCGACGAGCTTTTTTCGGGGGTTGCTGAATAGGTTCAGCTTCTAACTTTTCGACACTGATTTTAACGGTTCGACCTTCATCCAATTTAACCCGTACTTTACCTTCATCTTCGATGACCTCAATGATTTCTCCAGCAGCGTCACCTTTTTTTGTGGATGCAATGACTCGCATTCCAACCTCAACTGGTTGTTCATCGCTTTCGCCATCATCGTCAGATTCCTCGTCAGAATCTTCGACTTCATCACCTGTCCCATCATCGGCTTCTTCTTCAGAATCCTCATCATCGAATGGAACTTTATCGTCTTCCTCGTCATCGGCTGATTTCATCAATTTATCGACATAGACGTTTTGGAATTCGCCTTTGGTTTTCAGTCGAATGCGAGCCAACGGACGTTTTTCAATTAATTCTTCAAGAATGTCTGCGATTGCAGTAATATCCTCTGGCAATTCATATCCGAATCGAGACAATTTTCGACCGAGAAAAACTAAATTATCTTCAGTCTCTAATCCATCGAAATCTAACTTTGTATCACCTTCAAATTCTCCATCACTGACTGTCCATGTCCATTGAATTTGGAGGCGACCAGAGGATCGTGATTCTCCGATTACAGCATTTGTCAAATTAGCAAGATATCGACCATCAGGAACTTCGGTAAATCCCGTACTCTCTTTTGCCCGTTCCCGTGCCGATTGCCAGTTATCTTGTGCTACCTTTAATTTTTTCTTTAATGCATTATCCATCAGTATTCTCCGTCTGAGATAGTTTAGTTTCAGATCGCATCGCCCCACCAGCAAGTCGATCAAGAGTTTTCCCTGACAATGTGTCGAAAATCGATTGCCAAGGTAGACGCAGGGTTCCGGTGGAACCTGCCCATCTGGGATAGTCTCGTGCTATTTTCTCAATTGCTCTTCCGCATTTCACCATACGTTCTTCGATTGAACCTTGTCCTCCTTCTTGATATCGTGATTTAGTAAACGGGGCGTCAGGACAAATACGAAAATCTCGTACTCCCTGATCCATCAACCATAGATAAAAATGGCGATCATCCAATCCAAATGTATCATGGGGAAAAACATAGTCATCACATAAAGATCGGGCTACACAATAAAACATCATTCCAGGTTGTGGATAAGATTTATACCCTCCTACAGTTTCCATTAATTTACGTCTATTACGATCAAAATGAGGAGACGTTGCATGTGCGCCAGCCATGACACATGGTTTCTTGTAAGCTTTATGCGCCCTTAAAAGCATTAAGAGTGAATCGTATGTGAAAATAGCATTATCATCAGTAAAAACATATCGCTGATAATTAGGATTCATTTCCGCTTCACATTTTAATTGCTGTCGTGCGAATGAAACTGATCCTTCGGGATTATGATAGAAAACATAATGAATAAGAGGATGTTCTTCACAAAACGACTCATATTCAACCTTTTCTCGATGTTCAATTCCAACATAGACATTCGAGGCATCAAGGAATGTCATCTTGCGAAATCCTTTTGCAATGCGATCCGCTCTTCCTTTCGAAGGAATCATGACAGCATATTTGGGATGCATCTTCATGATCGCCTCTTTAATCCTTTCTTAATTACTGGTTTTTTATCTCCATTGGGATTGAAGTTATTTTCAAAAGCATCGACAAAATTTTCGTATCCTTCTTCTGCCGACAATCCCATTGGAATCTTTTTAATTGATTCGCCTTTCCACCGGAATCGATTATCCAGACGATGACCAGCCGATACGTCTTCATCCCCACCAATGACTAATACTCGTTTGTCACCGTCATAGGTGAAACATGCCCAGATATCAACCAACCCTTCAATAATTTCTGCCGCCTGACGAGGCATCGTACTGACAACACGGTGGCTGCTGGAACCACGACGAGTTTTTATTTCCCGTTCCATAGCGTGGGAAATAAAAATAATGCCTTTTCCAGCAGAAATTAATCGATGAATCTGACGTTCAAATTCTCGTCGAATGGCTCGCCATCCTTTTCCCCATTCTTCATCTGCGGCATCATCGATAGCAAGTTTGGAACATGCATAAGCATCAGCGGCTTTAAACGCCAAATCCACAGTATCGATAACAACAGTATTAAATCGATCATCAGATCGAAGTTTTGTAATAGCCTTTTTGAATTTTCCCCAATCGGAAAACTCTGATTGATAAATTTCTAATGCCTTTCCCCCTGGTTCCCACATAATGTGATAGGCATCAGGGAACTGGGCTGATAACATGGTTTTTCCGATTTTCTTTTCCCCAAATAAAAGGATAATGTAATCTCCAATTGAAGTTTTGGGTTTTGATTTTTTTACCGGAAGTTCAAATTCCTCCAATGATCGTTTTGGATTATTGGAAATACTCTTTCCTCCTTCGGGTCTTTGTTTTCTTACAACAGCAGCCATCATTACTCCTTTTACAGTTCGGGAACTGTGTCCCGTTATTAATGATCCAGGTACACTATTCAATTCACGTTCTTCTTTTACCC